ACACCGCTCTGCGCGTCAAGCATTTCAGCAGCTTGTTCATCGAATAGAATATTTGCTGGCCAACGGCCTTTCGCTCCCAACTGCGAAGCCCCTACGTTCACTGATTTTATCTCTTCTTTAGATCCGAATGTTGATCCCAAGGTTGTCTTGTTTGAAATGCTTCTATGGTTTGGGTCATTTTCATTTACAGGTATTCTACACCCATCGATATTCAAAGCACCAGTGCCATACTTTAAAACATTCTCAGCGACGGTGAGATTTTTCTCTAATGGCTTTCGCGCGAGACAGATAGGTTCATTTGCTGGCTTTAAAGCAGTGCCCCAGCCTTGCCATTGTTTTGCGGATTCGGTCGATGGTGCTGTGATTGGATTGTATGCCGCTACTTTATAGCCGATACTTCCAGCGGTAGATTCTGCACCCAAGTGACAATTTGGTCTCGCGTTTGGATTCTCGCCAATCACCTCGCGCTCTGCCCCTGCTTCTTTATCAATGCGCTTTGAAACATCTGTCGACTTCGGGAATCCTGATCCATAAATCCATTGAATCTGATCTCTAATTTCAAAGCCTGCATCTTCAATGTTAACAACAAGCCTGTGATAAGTCCTTGTGCCGCCAAATGCGAGTAAGTGACCGCCTGGTTTTAAAACCCTTAAGCACTCACGCCAAATTTCAATCGATGGGACATCATAGTCCCAGTGCTTGTTCATGAAGGCTAAGCCATAAGGCGGATCAGTCACGATTGAATCGACTGAGTTTTCTTTTAGTTGCTTTAGAGTTTGTGAGCATTCACCAAGTAAAATCAATATCCCTCCACTGGAGCCCCACAGGGGTTTGAAAAAACAAAAGGCCTAGTTTCCTAAGCCTCTCTCTATAGGGTTAAAACCCTTTATTTTGCTTTTGCTTTGGCTTTTTTAGGGCCTTTAGCTTTAGCTTTTTTTGATGCTTTCATAATTCGACACTCCTTGTCTATGGCTCAATGCTTCACTGGGCTTAAGTCTGTGTCAAGAAAATTTAGCGGTGTCTTGGATCATGATTCGAAATCTCTTCTCACCTATTTCGACCATGAGAATTTCATCACCGAGCATGGTTGTGAAGATGCGTTCACCGTCATCTGTTTCGAATGCGGATAGGATTGCAGAGAAGGCTTTGACTAGATCTATCGGGTTTGATTTTTCGTTAAGCTCAAACTCTGCTTCGTCGATGTCCATGATTTATTCTGTGCTTGGAATGAAAGAAAGTCGAACAGAACAATGACCATCGGGATATTGGATTAGACTTTGGTCTCGAGGCATTGAGTGTTTTGATGCCCAGATAAAGAAAAAGTATTTATCATCAATGCCTATGTTTTCTGAAATGCGGTCTTCTAGCGGTTTGATTCTGTTGGAGGCGTCTTTCCTTTTCGGTTCGCCGATTTCTTCTGACTTGTTTTTGGGTTTACAGAAGAGGTCTGTCTCTGGAAAATATAATCTTGCTTCGAAGAGAATTTTCCTGTCTTTGGGTCTCTTGCTTGAGAGTTCTTCTTTAAATATTTCCACTGATCTATTTTGTTTTGCTGACATAGTGACAAAGTAACTTCGTACCTGTCTTTCAAAGAGTCTTGCAATACTTGTTTTGATAAGGCGACCGCGTACAGAGGTGAGAGTTTTGTTAACAGACGGTGGCATAGGCAGAAAATTGAACTCAAGAACTCTATCAGTAGTGTTTTCATTAGAAGTGTTTTCCATCTTGTTTATGCTTGAACCTTCCTGTTCCAATCATATTTCTTTTGCTAGGTGCTCTCTGTCTTATCTTATCTTGTTTTGACCAATAGAGTGCAGAGCCACAATCGGGACAATCAATTGGCATACCTGTTATGTTTGGTTTGAGTTTTCCCTCTGCTTTATATTTAGAGCATCTGATGCTTGAACAGAATGCGTAGTATTTAGTCTGCCTGGCTGTAGAACCAATCATTTTCCCCACCCTTTATTTTCTCGATCTTTTTCTTAATTAACAATTCAATCTGCTCGACTGTTGTCTTGAGCAATTCGCTATGTTCATTAGCTTGTGCATCTGGGCTTTTGTCGTTTGAGTCTGTCGCTCGGTCTGTGGCAAAATAAAGAGTGTGACTTGGGGAGTTTGCGCTCTTCTTATTTTGATTTTCATAGATGTAGACGAAGACTTTCTTATCGATGTCGCCTGAGAAGTACTTAGTCCCTTGCTTTGATACTTTTTCCCATAGCCCTGTTACTTGTAGCAATGCCATTGTCTCCTCCTTGAGAAGGCGCTTTGATGACGCCTGTTCTGATCCAGTCCTGGAATGTTTTGAGTTGTAGTTTTGTGATGATGGCAGAACCTATTTCGTTTTGCACATCTTCAAGATCATCCTTTAAAAACTCATGTAATTCATCATAGTGATTTACTAAGTATTTCGCTGCGCGTAGGTGAATGATCCCTTCTATGAAGGCTCTGAAGATGAATGCATTCCAGACTGTGAAGCTGAGTTTGTGGAATGATGTTGTGAACTTTACTTGGCGACAGTGGACGGTGGTGTATTCCTTTTTCTTCGGCCGTATGTTGTTCGCCTTTAGGTAGTGATTTACGAAGTCTATTGTCCAAGATGATTTCCCCTCCGATTTCATCTTACTTTCCTAGATTGTTCATAAGTGCTGCTTCGGCTGCTGTTTGTGGAGCGTAGTTTGTGACAGGCCTTGCTTGGGTTTGAGTTGCCGGACGCATGGCTGGTTGAGCCGGTCTTGCTTGCGGTGTTTGAATTTGATTACCGATTGTCTTGCCAGTTGCATGATTGCCATCATCATCGATTTGAGCAACGCCAACAAGTGATGAGAGTTGGTAGCGCCTAAAGTATGTGATTGCTGATCCAAAACCTTGAGCATCGCGCTTTGAAATGAGGACTTCTAGTTTGCCGCTTGAGATTGATTGACCAGAGGCATGGGCTAGAATTGTTTCAATGTAGTATTTATCATTCTCAGAGTATGTCTTTTGAATGTATGAAAGACCATTCTTAGTAAGCGGTCCTCGGCATGAATCCATGACTGATCCGAGGTCAGCGTACTTTGATTTAAAGAATGGATTGTCTGAGTCTTTGAGTGCGCCTGAGATTTCTGTTTGAGCCTTTGCGAGTGCTGCAAAGAGGTCTTTTGATTCTATCATTTCATAGTCCTTTCAAATTGTTTTTATTCTACTGCTTTTTTCATTTCCTTTAATTGATTTTTAGTACGATGCTTAGAGAAAAGGCAAATCATTTGATGATAAGTTTCAGGATCTAAGTTGACTAGAATGTTGATAACTTCTTTCATCTGCGCGATGTTGATTTGTTTTTTCTTGCCTTCTACTTCACAGAGTATTTTGGCTAATTGATGAAGCGTCATTCATGTCCTCTATCTTTTTTATTTGTTGTTGGATTAGGTAGATGGCTTGATTGAGCTGCATCTTTTGATCATTAAGAGTTAGGTCTGTTGGGTTTAGAATTTGATCTGCAGAGACAAGATAAAGAACGGCAAGCGCCATGTTCTTAGAAAACTCTAGATCTTTAATTGTTTGAAAGTTTTGATGAGACTGAGCTAGGACTTTGGTCGCGTTACTCATAGCCACAAGGAGTTGTTGATAGCGCTTGTCTTCGCAAGTAGTGTCATCATTGCTCATGAGGTGAGCATTCAACAACCCAATGGAGTTAATCAAATGAAAAAGAGTTGCATTGTGCTATGCGTTTACTTATCTGCGTTTGTATTGTCTGCGTGTGAACCTAAAGGCGAGTCACCTAATGTGCCTAATGAACCAGTGACTACGACTTTGCCGAGCGCACCTACGACGACTATGCCTGTTGTTATCGATGAGCCTGGGCTTGATCCTGTGCGAATTACGGAGCTTGGTTTAAAGGTTGGTCAGTGTAAGCAGGCTAGTGCTGATTTGAAGTGGGTCTCTATGCCTCCATACAGTGGGTCTTTAGAGGCCTGTACAGATGCAGTTGTTGGTCAGGCTTGCGCGGTTGAGCATAAGGCTTGTAAGCAAGGTAACTCAGTATTGATGTGCCACAATCATGCTCCAAAGACTTGCTATGGTTGGGTGTATGAGAAGGATGTTTTGACTGGAGTAAGTAAGCCAATGAAAGATGTAAATGTTGATCTGTGGAACATGCCTCTTTGCATGGTTGGAATGTGTAATTCACTCCTTGGTCCAGTGAAGACAAATGAGTTTGGATACTTCGAAATGGTTGGCAATGGCATTCCAGAATCTACAAATGTTAGAGCTTGGGTTGATGGTTACTACGGCGTATGTGGTTCTAACAATAAACCATCTTGCATTGGTGGTAAATGTTCGACAGGTGATACTTTGGTTGATTCTAACAAGTGGGAAATCAGACCGATTCAATTAATGAAGATCACTGCGACGTCCTGCAATTAATATATCCTGGGCCGATGGGAATACTTATCGGCTCATTTCTAATGCCGAATGTTTCATCTTTCAGGATCTCTACACCTTTAAGTTTGTCATAGGCAAACATTGCGCCTTCAACGTAGTTGTCTGCCTCTTTAATGTCGATGGTTGTGTCCTCGCGGTGAGCACGCAAGTACTGTCCATAAGCTAGTGTTCTAAAGTCTTCTCTGTTCATTTAATATCCCCTCACTCTATTAAAGAAAAACATTAATTCTTTTAATTAAACTCTTCTCCTGGGCTTTCTCTTTTTCTTTCTAATTTCGGCAATCTTCTTTTCTAATTCGCTGTCTTTTTCTTTTTCGCCTGGCTGATTCATAAATCCCCCAGAAAGATAAGTTTGCTTTCTAACCATTCAGCACTAACGACTTCGCAAGCAAAATCCATATCCAAGATGTATGCTAGCGGTCTTTCTTGTTCTGCCACAACCTTGAAAGTTACGCCATCGTTCATGCTTGTAAGGCACTCGTTTTCAATCCTTCTAAACAGAGGGATTGCTATACAGACTTCAGCATTGTTTGGTGACATGACTAATTGGTCTTTCACTTTCCACCCCGATACTTGAGCAAGGCGGCTCGGGCTGGATCTTGTACCCAAATTTTCCACCATACTGATTGTGGATGTGCGCAAGAATCATAGCACTTAGCCGCTACCACTGCCTCAAGTGCTTGAACAAGCCCTTTGCTTTTCTCTTTTTCGTGGGCGATGCCAGCGAGGAAGGCGTCACGCAGAAATATCTCAGGACAATCAGTTGTTCCGTGTCCGCCTGCGTACTCATCCGCCGCCGCTTCATCTGCGTTCTGTGGGGTATGGGTCATGACCCACCTAATTTGACGGAAACTTCTTGAGAAGCATATTCTTTTGAGCGCTCTATTCTAGCTTGGTCTTGTGCTTCTGACATAATTCGTACACAAACATCAATCAATTGCTGATAACCAAGGTCTCCATAAGTTGAAACGTACTCGCGTATTTTGGCATAGTTGACGAAATCAATCTCGCCAATTTGGTAGTTTCCGCAGTCGTGGTCCACAACTTTTTTAAGCTCGAAAAATGTTTCTAATTTTGCGCTCATACTCCCTCATCCTTTCTTTCTGCTTCGGGTGGGGTGGGAATTTGATCCTCGTATTTGATTATTCTTGCCATAGACTCGAAGTAATCAGCGATCTCTCCGCACTTAGCAGAGTCCCTTCCAGATAAAACAAATTGTAGCACTCGCAACCCCCGAAGAATTAAAACACACTCATAATTTGAAAACTCTCTCACCCATCCCCCAATTTCTTCAGCCGCTCAGATGTTGCGGTGAGGGTTTCGGTGAACGCCTTAACGCCTGAAACAAACCCGTATTCAAAATAAATTTTTGAATCAATAAGCCTGTTTGCACAGTGGTCGCAACAACGCCTAGCTTTCGCTAACTCTTGTTCAAATGATTTTTCCATTTGCTCATTCACATTCGGCAGCGTTGTGTATTCGTCGTGGGTCATGGGGATTTTTCCTTGGATTTATTGGCCTTGTATTTTTCAATCGCGGCACCAACTCTATGCTCAGATTGAATACGAATGGCTGTTTGATGGATCAGCTCTTCAGAAATATCTCTGTCATAATTATACTCTGCCGCTGTCAAAATAAATGGAAACACGTCAATCAATTGTCGCAATGCCTTCGCCTCTGGACCGATCTGTTTTTCATCTTGCGGTAATTCTAAAATCCTGCGCTCTGCCGCAGTAAACTTAATTTCTTCACTCATGCTCAATCCTTCCCATCTGCTGATTTTGCGGCGGGGGTGTGTTTGATTAAACCAATAGCCCAATTGTCCCAAGCAAAAATGCTAAAGAAGGACCATTCGGTATTGGTAACTTCTGAAGTGAATTTAGATTTCCACCAGCCCACCATAATATCACTTCTCCTCATTCAGCGCGGCGATTAGTTTGGATTTATCCACTGGCCACATCATGTTTTTGCATTTGGTGCATGTGTAAATAGGCAACACTGACTCACTTCCGCCAACTGCCAACTCGTGATTGCCGCATACGGTACACCAATGATCTGGGTCGTTTATGGTTTTCGTTTCACTCATACAACCTCCTCAAAGCGGCATTTCCAGCGGCGGCCCTCTAACCACTTGTGATCTCCGCTAGAAATCAGTGTGACGAATTGCTTGCCGTTAACTTTGTCAACATCGTAAACCTCTGCCTCTATCTCGCGCGTTTCAGGCTCGACGGGAATCACTAGCTTGGCTTTGCGGTATAGATCTGCGTGAATAACTGGACTGGCGATCATAATATGGTAGTTGTCTTCTCTGAACCAAACATCAATCTCGCGTGTTTTCATTCTGCATTCCTTTCGTGATAGTCGGAAAATCTATCGTCGTGTTTTCCTAAAAGGACTTCTGTTATCACGTCGTATGGGATTGCTCTTTTTTCTAAATCTTCTGGCAACTCTTTTTCACGCCCCATGTAGCTCCAGTTTTTTAACTCGTCTTTCGTTATGTACGCCATCACTTCGGCTGCTTCCCATGCATAGCGATTGTTTGCATTGTCGCAAATACAGTAAAGCCACGTTTTTCCCTTTACAAAAACCACATCGACCACAACATACCACCAGTTGTCGGTTGAGATGAGCATACCTCTTTCCAATTTCATTTCACCCTCTCAGGCCTTAGCGCCCAGTAAATAAATATCATTTCAATCTCTCTAACGTGCATTTCCAAATAGAATTTCTATCCTCACTCAACTTCTTAAATACATCTGCAGAAAAGAGTGCGGGTGCACCAACACTAACCTTGGTCTCAATGACTGTTGTGCCATCTGGACACAGAGAAAATTCTTGAGGTGGTTGTTGAAGAAAAATAAGATTACCTGGTATTGCCTCACCATTCTTAAAACAAAACAGCATTCCTTCATGCAATCTAAAACTTAAGTTCTTATCATAGTTAAGCCGAATAGTCTTTCCATCAAGAAGGGCCTCCATGATTTCAGCATGATCTTTCATTTCATAACCCATCTTTCTACGCGAGTGAAAAACAACTCTGCATCTTTAGTTAACAAGAAGGCATTGAACCAGAATTGAAATGCATAGAACTCAGAATCATCTGATCTTACTCGGTCCTCGGTTAACTCTTCAGGACCATCATAAAACTTATTCCCAAGCTCATCATAAGTCCAACCACCAGAACGGTGAATGATTGTGCGATCAATGATTGAAACAGGACGTGATCTCTTAAAGACTTTACCCTCGATACTATGAACCAATCTAAGCATGTGCTTATCTTGAATGTCGAAAGTATCAATGGGCTCTAGAACAATCTTATCAAATTCATCCAAGTACATTTCATCCTCATTGCTTTAATTTATCATTCAACGCTTTATCTAAGTATTTCAACAAGAATGTTTTCGAATGAAAAGAAGATTCCCCAAGATAACAATCTAAGTACTGTTGCAGAAAGTACGCAATCGATGCTTGAGTTGTTAATTGAAACTCATCAACAGTCATCGCAACATTACCCGATCTCTTTATGTGGTTTTGAAATGCATTTAAAAGCTCAAGCGAGAAGTCCTTAGACAACTCCAACTTCTCTTCATGACTCTCAGTGATTCCAGATTCATTTCTCATACTGACGTAAATTCCCTTCTATTAAAAATATTTGCTCCTCACATCTAGATACCATTTCTTGATATCTTGCCAAAGACACCTTGTAATTTGAAAGAGCGCTTTTAAGGTTATCAAAAGTTTCAGCTCTATCTCTAGCTGCTTTTTCATTCTGTTTTTTTATATTCCTTTTCATGTAGTTAGAGAGTTCTCTTTCTTCCTTTTTAGTAAGAACTGTTTTCTTCATTCTATTTCCTTTCGGTTATCCTTTCGTTGTTTGCATAAGGTGCGCTCTAAATTTAAGCAACTGCTCATTCTTTTTGTTGTTCAACTGAACATCCGTTAACGGTTTCTTAACACTCATTTGTTTTATTCCCAGAAATTCAAACTTTGATTGTGTATTAATAATTGAAATGTTTTCTTCTTTAATTGGTTCGGACGTGTATGTCCGATAAGACTTTTTACGAAAAGAATTAGATAGTTGCGTGAGCCATGATGTTGCAGCTGCACCGATTGTTTTCTTTACAATGTTCTTTCTTTGGTCAAAAACCGTGATCCTGTTAAGGACGATGTTTTTCCAGATCTGAATCTGTGTTTCTAAACTAACCAGAAAGATCCTAAGCTTCTTGTAGAAAGTATATCGCCTAACAACTAAGCCCTTACCTTCTAGCCTTTTTAAGATCCTTCTTAGATTCCTGTCTGTCATGCCAAGATTTGAAGCCATGTGCGACATTAGTCCAGGACAACAGACATCTGAGTATGTGTTGATGTAAAGCAAGACGGCGCGGTCTGCCACATTTACATACTTAGATCGCATCAATTCAAAATGCAGAGCATTTCTTTTCTTCATAACTATCTTTCTGATCGAATCGATTTGACAAATTTTGAGATCTGAACGATCTCTTGATCTATCATAACGACTGCTAATCGTTTGATCGTGCGTCCTGAGTCTCCATAACTCGAGGATTGCAAGAACCGGCGGGAATGCCCCGCCTTGGTTCTGTTTTTCCAAAATCAAGATAACTTGTCAAATGATTTACTTGATCGACTTAAGCGCACCAAGATTCGCGACTATAGCCCTGCCTATACAATCAACTATGATTTCTTGAACATCCTCTGAAACATTTGCATTCATTATGCCACAATGCAACATAGCTGCATGTCCTATCTCATGGGCTAGGGTCTCTTGCATGTTCTTCTTATCTTTAGTCCTTAACACCCATATCTTCGATTCCTCAGGTGAAAAGATTCCCATGGCATGTTCATACCCCTCGGGCATTACATCGACCACCACGACCTTAATACGAAGCCCAAACACATGTATGATCATGGGAGTACCTTGGACCATCGTCCACCTGGAGATAAGATCATTGGAATCAATTGGGGAATTCCGTTGACTATGACGCCACACCCAATAAGTGGGCGCTTTAAGTTTGTCTTGTTGTACCTAAAAGCAAGTGAGTCATCCTCAATCATACAACCAACAAACATCCCCCAGTAAAGCCCCAGACTATTTGCCCAGTACCTAATCTCAAACTTCTCATGGTGATGCCCTTGAACAACACTCATGCCCATGCTCTGAGAAACCCTCAAAACATCACCGCCAATACTATGACAAATGTAAACATTCATTCCGTTGCTCATCTTGATTGTAATATCCTTATGCCACTTCCAGCCCTTTGGAGCCTCTAGGATCTCTCGATATGACTTAAGCACATGCGCAGGCAAACCGTTTGCCTCAGCTCTTCTATAGACTAAAGACCCGTGGTTAGATTCACACACATCCATCTGAGGAAACATTTCGTAAATAGGTTTTAACCGATTTATCGCAGTTATGAGTTCATCATTAGGGGAGAGTAAATCAGGACTGTGATTGTGAAAACTTAGACTATGAAGATCAACCTCATCACCGACCGAGACAACCCGATCAGGCTTGTACTTTTCTTTACATGCTCTTAAGAATTCAACGCAGTCGGGATGATTATAGGGAAAGTGGCAATCGCTCAGAACAAGAATCGTGTGGTTCTTTTTTCCAAACATTGCCCATTATTTAAGATAATTTAAGAAAACTAAAGTCTAGTTTATGTTGAGCTGTATTCAATGTACTTTAAAGTGAATCTGACATTCCCAGAGTTACCATTAAAAAACTGGATCTTTTGCCCAGCCAATAGTCTAACTGGATCAAGATACTCACTCACCTGATTAGTCAACGCTCCAGGCGCCCCTCCAACAGGTGTTTGATAGTTTATACCCGGCGATCCTGGCACAGAACTTAATAGATGCGCTCTGCCTGTAATTGCACCGCCAGATGTCCAAACCGAAGTTCCGCCACTCAGCTTTAAAAGATAGTAGGACTGCATAAACCCGCCAACACCATCTGGAACTCCAACAGCAACGTGAATTGATCCTGTCGCGATTGATACCAATGGACGCACCGATTGAATGTACATATCGCAGTATTTGTTTGATGGACATTGGTAAACATCGGTCCAAGTACCAGGGGCACTGACATCAACAGAGGTTTCAACCAAGATAAAATTAGATGCAGAGAAAATTGTAGACATTATGAAACCCTCCCAAAAAGTCTAAATACAAAATCATATGGCGTGCCAGATTGTACAGCCGTAACATTCATTTCCAACTGTTCTCCAGCGGAAATTGAACTAGCAGACAACACACCAAGCGTCGTACCGCCAGTTTGAACCAAAGTCGTGCTGTCAGCAACTCTATAGATCATCCTTGCATTGTTGCCAGATGCGGCTGGAATTACTGGCTTTGTACTCCATATGCTGGACGTCGGTCCTGATGTCGGCCTTCTGATAATATCAATCTCAAGAGAGCCTCCAGATCCAGCCGTGACCACACTAAATCCAAATCCATCAATCACAAATGATCTGTAAACATGCTTCGGCAAATCCATTGCCAATCTTGGCAAGCCTAAGTTTGCGTAGTTTCCATTTACACACCATTCAAACACAACGTGCTGTTTGTCCGTGTTGTGATTTAATGCCTGCCCAATTTTTTGAATTGTGCCAGATGAAGCTGCAGCGCTTTCTGCCGTTTCAATATCATTAATGTAAGCCCGAACATTCAGTAAATTTGCCATGCAATCACCCCTCTATAACCAGCCATAAGGCGCACCATTGTCACTCACAAATCCTACAAATGAAACAGACTGTGAAGCCGCAGGCGTAAATCCTAAATCATCTTCTACTGTCACAAGCGTCCCAACAACTGACAAGACCTTTGTCCCATCAACTCCAGAATCAATTGAATAGTCCTCATTGTGAACTCTCACAAGAGACCCAACAAAAAGCTTAGCGGCATCACCTAAAGATACATTAAACGAAGTTGCATTGACACCAGATGTGACCGTAAGTACAGGCGTCCAGAACTCATGCACAGCTTTTAAGAACGTATCGCCAACATCAATAGAATCGTAATTCTCAACATCAACAATAAATCCAGCTGGAGGCGCTCCGCCAATCACATCAATGTAAACAGCAGAGTCATCACTAGGATCAATTCCTGTGGTCTTTGTTGAATAGACAACAGAGTAATCCTCATCGTGAATGATGATGTTTTTATTTATGTAGTCAGGATTCCACTTGTCCCGCTCTTTTTTAGGGAAGTAAGTGTATGGACTGGTATCTAATAGCAGTCTTGTTGTTGTCGAGCCAGCCTTAAGCTTAGACGTTGGAGACCAAACGCCATACCTCAAAAGCTGATTGTAGGCCGTATCTACAATGTAGAGCCGGACCTCGCCCTTTTGCCAGTTGTACTCTTTATTCTGCACCTCAAACACCCGAGGTTTAAAAGCCCTCGAGCCCTCGTTAATATCAGGCAAGTTTAGATCTGGATCGCCGAAAATAATCGAGTCACCAACCTCAACAGTAAAGCCATCCTTCACAAGTGGCTCAACCCACAACCCTTCAGCTGCAAATTGATACCTCTGAAGCATTCTCTTTGAGGCTCTATCAACAATAGAAAGTGAAGACTCTGACGGCCGAATCCCCTCTGCAGCAATTTGAATTGGCTTGTTCGGAGCACCAATCCTGGCATTAGAATCACCACTCACTGCAATCCGACCAGACAGATACTTGTCCTCAACCGAATCAATATTCATTTTCCATATAATTGAATTTGCAAAGTGTCTATTTAAAGACCTTGTGATTTTAAGCTTTGATGCATTCTGCACATTCTGTACAGTCAAAGTCTTTGTTCCCGCCGAGTATAAAGGAGGAGCTGTCATGTTAACAGAGATTCGACCTTTTCTTGGAATAGAATAAATTGCAGAAGGTCTTAAGATCTGCTCATTCACAAGCTGTTGAGAATTAACAGTGTCTTTAAGATAAAGCTCATAAGACTGAATGCTTGAAATAAACACGTTCTTAATATTTTCAAACTGATCAACATCTACCTGCGCAGGTATTAATCCAACACCATCTGGCAACACGTTAAACCTAGATTGAAATGTGACGGTCGCACCTGAATCTAACTCTTCAACAAGGCTCACACCACTCACAGTAAAGTAAGTACCAGTGTCTGTCTTGATGACTGAATCAATCACCTTTTCAGTAAAGTTGTTTGCCCCATTTGATGCACCAGTTGTAGAGCAAGTATCACCGACAGTTACATTCTCGAATCGAATTAAGTCCTGCTTCTCTAGGTAAATTGAATTTGCAACTGTAGTTGTTGGGTCAATTCTCACAAAGTTCTTAACAGACTTAGACGCATAGTTAGCAGGACCATTTGATAGTAACACTCTAAGAGCTAGATCACACGCATTCGAATTATCGAACGTGGCATCGCCTAGCTTATAGAAAGATTGAACCTCATCATCCTCAGAATGGTTTGCTCCAAATGAAGTGAGCGCCGCTCTAGTCACACCCGTTAAAGTATTCGTGCCGGTATCTATCCCAGTGTATTCACATATCTCATCGTTAATTCTTGCATAAGTTCTAAACCAAGGAAGGACTGGAAGCTTAAACCCTTCAACGCTGGTAAGCTCCAATGTTGTTGGAGTGGTCAGAGTAGTAAGCCCAAGATATGTTTGAACAGTGTTTCCATTGCCAACAATTCGAACCGCCACAAGCTGATTGGCATCCTCATTGTTTTCAATCTTCTTTCGAATAGTTTTAGCCTTGGTAAATACAGTGTCTATCTGGACAGTGATATTATTCCCGACCACGGTTACAATCGCATCATCGCCGAGACCTGCAAAAGTATAAGTCACCGTGATTGTTCCAGTCACATCGCCGCGCTGAGAATAGAGAAGATCTTGAATCTTTGCCGACAAGTAGAAAGCATCGGCAGCAAGTGTCGTCTCTGCTCTATAGAAGATCTCTGATCTGGTTAAATCCTCTGGATGCACAATAGTAAAATCAACATAACCAGGACCTGGCTGTATTGTTTGAACCTTACCATTAAACAACAAGATGTAGTCCTCTGGGAAAGCGCTCTCAGATGATGGTGAGACATACAGTTCTGCATTATCATATAGCAACTCGAAACCAATTTCTGGACTGATCATTTCAGAAATCTCTTGGTTCTTGTCCACCAATCGCACAACCATTGTCTGGGTTGAGCTTGTCGCGCCCTTGTCTGGTTCGATTAATTGAGAGATCGATGCAGATGTTCCGTTAAGCGAAATGTAAGGCTTCTGAAAATCATCGACAACATTTCCTCCGTAGAGCAAACCCTCTTGCCCATATACAAGACCGCCCTCACCATAGCGAGCGATCACCTTCAATATCTGAGCAGAGAAGTTAGAATCTACCTTGGAAAACTTAAGCACGATGTTCGGCTCTGAGACTCCAGAGTTTAAAATGCGCTTAGCGTTTTCCGAGATAATGAATGCCATTTACACTCCATTTAAAGGCCAGCGATAATCCAACACTTGCCAAACAGGAAACCACTTTTCGTTCACAGCATTTGATTGATTTCCACCAAGAACCTTAACCATAAGAAGCTTTTTCTCTACACCAAAGCCGACATGTCCACTCGCGGGATCATTGCCGCGCTTTAAAACAACAATGCATCCTTTTCTAAACTTTGTTTTCGAACCCCACTTAAGCCAAGACCTGGCTCTAGCTGAATTGGTACCAACCATACCAGCACCAGTAATGCACCAATTTACGAAAGATGAACACCATGGAACAGTCTCGCTCTTAGCAGAAAGACTTGTAGTTTTATGATATTCCAAAATCCTCTGACTCTCACCAGAGCCATCAATTTCTTTTACGCCATATTCCTTACGAGCAATGTCAAACCATTTCATTTTTTACACCGATCCTCATACCAGTCCACAAGAGATTTCCTGTCATCTGGGCTCATAGCTAAATAAGCTTTTTCATTCGCCTCATCAAGGCTGACTTCTTTTTCTGCTTTTGTTTTATGATTAACACAGAACAAAGCAGGGCCATTGAACACACACTCAAACACATCTGGCTTTTGAGATCTAGGGCATCCAGTAAGCAGAATGCTAGTCGCGATTAGAATCAACCCAGTCACGAAGTGCATCTTTTCTCTCCTCTGTGTTTGGCTTTGAAGCCTTAATCTTTTCAATAGCATCTTTTTGCTGCTGCTCAATTTTCTTTTCCTTCATCCTTCTTAACTCATCCATGATCGAAGTAAAGATCGACCACACCTTAGGTAATGAAATAATGAATTGAACTAACAAATTGAGCGCAGACATCAATCACCTACTTCTTAAGAGCTTGCATCAACTTCATGATCTCAGGCACAAGTGATGGTAATACGACCAACACATCCATGAGTTCGATTTCTTTCACCTCTGAAGGCACTAATTCAATGCCATTGTAAGCTGCCACAAGCTTAGCTTTAACCTCTTCAGATTGAAGCTTTGCCAACACTGGGCCAAGATCTTCTACTTGAACTCCATCTTTAAAATGCTCAGCTAATACTGTCGCCAGAGCCAAGAATCCTGTTAATGCCTCAACGCCTTCTTTTGGATATGCCATTTTATTCCCCTTTATGTGATTTCTCTAATGCCCGAAGCCTATCTTCATGGTCATCAATGTCCACTCTTGCTTGTTCATCTTTTTCAATCAACAAAACAATTTTACCGTTTAATTCAATGACGCTTTCCTTCATTTGAGACAATGAGTTCTTCATGTCCCAAAATATGAATAGAACGCCGCTTAAGAATCCTAAAAAAGCCCACTCAACAAATTCAGAAAAAGCCATCCTAGCCTCCGTGAATTAGCTCAATTTTACTATCTATTAAAGAAACAATTGCATTCTTTTCAGCCGCAGAAAACAGATCTCCAGCATAAGCTTGAATCAATGATTTCGCAGATCTTAACGATCCATTCCAAAGAAGTCGCTCAATTAGCGCAAGACTTTGGTCTGCCAAGATTGCCTGAAATTGTTGTGCCGTTAATGTTCCAGCCGAAAGTTTAACTTCATTCATAGCCCATACTGCAGCGATGATTTCAGCGCCAGCATTCTGAGAGTTTAATCCTCTTGATTTTACATTAGCCGATTCAACCTCTGCCGTGATGTCCACGTACTCAACAGAAAACTCAGCAGGAAATTTATAGATCATATATGTTAGTGGCTCGCCGTTTCCTGGAAATGGATTCTGCATTTCTGAAACATCTACTGCATCTGCGATGTCTTTGCCTTCTGCAATTGCCTGAGCTTCTGTGAGCCATCGCGATAGTTTTCCGAATGCACCCGTGAACTTGGTCTCATTCACCCAAGCTGTAGCTAGCTCTTGTGTTAGAAAATCAGCTTGATTCGTAACTAAGCTCGATTTAATTATTTTTGCCCTGATCATTAGTAATTTCCTGTTCTGTTAATATCAACCCAGTTGAATAGAGCATCATTGAAAAGATTTGAATTTGACCCTCGGTCATGATCAACGCGAATATCAATATAATCACCTGCAAGCATTTTCACCTGGGCAGAACCGCCTGATAGTGACAATAAAAATGTATTTGTCGCGTGAGCTGTCGATCTATCTAGATTGGTGTAGTAAGACCCATTTTTCCAAACCTGTAAATTTGATTTCTGAGCCACCGTCCATGCATAGGAATCAAATAAAACACGCGCCGAAACAGAGTATGTTCCATTGTCCGGTGCTACAAATTTCCAACTTGCTCCAGTCGTAACGCTATTTCTAGAATCGAAAACCTTTGTGCCGAAATCGATAATTGTATTTGTTGACGTGGCAATAGTCTGAGCTGCTGCAGTTGTGTATCTTGCGCCAATTGTCTCGCTGGCGGCGATGGTCGCTGGACCTTGGATCATATTGATTGAAAAATTGTTATAAGTTGATGTCGCCTCTAAAAGCTTAGCTCCCCCTGAGTTTTGAGATGCGGTTACAACAATCACATCTCCTGGAACAAGATCAACAATACCATCGGCCTGAACTGCCATGTAATATGATCCAGTAGTGTGGGCCGCCGTCACAGACGCAACAAGACCACCGCCATTTTTTCTAATAACAAAATCGATAATGTTTCCAGCGGTCCACGCACTTGATTGAAATAAAAGCTTAGCAGAAATATGATATTTTCCTGGCACCTTGATTGTGTATTTTGGATCAGATGCCCATGTTCCTGCTCCAGCATTGTAAGTAACTCCATTTGACCAAGCTCCATGAGTATCTGTGGCAACTTGTGTCGCAAAATCAATAGGAGTGTAAATTGCGTGCGGAATAGATTGTGCAACACCACTTCCGCGACTTACTGCCACAACCCGAGTATCAGCATCAGAGCTAACGACTGTTGATGAAGAAAGACCAACAATAGGAACAGAAAATTCGATATTAACTTCGTCAGATGCTCCGAATGTATGCGGAATTGCTTGGGTTACAAATACTCCGGTCGCGTAAGTTCCAGATGCATTTAATGCATGAACTCCTACGGAAGTGGTTGATTGATACCAAACGCCCAAAGGATAGTTGTTTGTCGCAGCATCTAGAGAGTTACCAAAACCAATCATGTTGCCGGTGCTAGATGTAGACTGTAGTTTTGCCGTATCAATTGTTCTACCACTCGGTAAATTAATCGTTAGTGAAGCAGATGTTGGCGCCCCAGATGTAGCAACTTTCACTTTGTAAAAAGCGGTATCTCCAACAATTTTTTCAAAAGCTGTATATGTCGCATTTGTAACCCATGAACCAGTGACCGTTACTGATTTCCAATCGTTCCCAGAAAAGCCATAAACACGCTCAACTTTTCCAAGGAAAAATTGATCCGCAACCAATGTCCAAGCCGCTGTCGATGTCGTAGCCTGATAAATAAACATCTTTACTTGAGCGGTGTTAATTGGAAGCTGAAACTCACCGGTGGCAATCGCAGCAATTCCGATAGAATTAATTGCCATATGTCCTGAAGGTTGAATCCATGCAGAATTTGTAATGTCGTAAATTGCAATCTTAATGTCGTGGGTTGTGACTACACCTGTAAGCGAAAGAGTTCCAGAGACTTGAGTCAGATTGTAACTAAACTCAAACTTACAAACATTGCCTTGAAGCTCTTTATCAATTTGCAAGACTTCACTTTGGAAACCTTGTCTCTGATAATTTGCAGCGCCCTTTGCCCACTTACCAGAGGTTCTGCCCTCTAAAGCTTCGGCCGTAGTAGATGAGCTTTGAGTGAATCCTGCGGCACCGGCACTTAAAGTACCAGTCACCCAGTTGTTTGAATCTAGAGTTGAAACAGTCTGCAAAGACCAGTCTCTCATTGCATCTTTGAAGTCACCATTTTGAAATAGATTCTTTTTCATTTATTCCCCTACAAGATCCAATATGTTGAGCCGTCGCAGTAGTAATTTACAAAGTCATATTGATTATCGATGAAGTTATCAGTTGCACCATCAATGTTCTGAGCTGACGTCACCTTCAGTGCATTCGCAGTCGCATGAGTGCGCTTTACTGTGAATGTCTTTCCTGTCGCAGTCGATGCTGTCGGCAAAGTTAAAGTGATGTCGCCAGATGTTGGATTAGCTAAGATCACAGAATCGTTTGTGGTAATAGTGTAATCCGCTGTCTTTACGGCAGACACTCTAGTTCCACCGCCACCAGACCCACCAACCACCTGCCATCTTGAAGCATTGTAGTTGTAAATAATCATGACCGCAGCATTGTTTGCCACGTCCATGTTGTTTCCAGTACCAGTCAATATCCTACGAGCCGCAGTGATCGTACCTTCTTCGTTTACTATGCTAATTGCATTACCAGTATTGTTGATGATTATTTGCACACGACAATTCAATGCTGGCTCAACCATTCCAGCAATTGAAACCAACGAGGCATTCGTCATGCGCTTAACAGGATTCACATTGGTTGTTAGCTCTGCCAAAGATCCAGATGCAGAGTCATTAGAGATATTAAGTCTAAAGTCCTCCTCAACCATTAATCCATCAGTGAATTCCTTGTAGCCAGCAAAAGACTGACCGCCAGTAGTCATCACGCCGCCGAACGAAGCATTTGCAGGCTGAAGATTAAAAGCACCAGTTCCAGAGTTGTAAGACGCACCATTGGCATTCGGAGTCGCGCCAATTGCAGACAATGAAAATAAAGATCCACCAGAATCGCCAGCCAATGCCCATCTAGATGATGTCGTATTGTAAATAAAAGTAAATACTTGATTTGCCTTCCAGTCCATATCCAAACCGGTAGGGGTTTGAATGCGATCTGTAGCACTTGCTGCAACATTCTCATGCTTAAGAGAAAGGGTTACGCCAGTTTTGTTTTGTACATATTGAAGCTTATTTCCACCGCCGCCACTTATTCCAGCAACAGATACAAGACCACCGTTTGTTAAAGCAAAAAGGGTATTAGTTGGAGCAATGGTCTGATCTGATCCAGTTGTTGAAGAGTCATCGGTTTGAGCCAGTCTAATTAAATCCTCAACTACAAATCCATCTGTCAAAGTCTTAAGCCCAGCAAAGCTCTGCGTGCCTGTACTTACAACACCACGCTGAGAAACCGTTGCGTCAACAACGTCTCCAGTAATGTCAAGAGTTCCAAATTCTAAAGGATTTGATGGAATGGTAGGTCTGGTCTCAGCCGTGTACACCTGATAGTAAACAATCAAAATGTCTGTTGCTGATAAATTGTGCGCAGTCTCTACGCCAGCCTCATTTGTATAAAATGAAAGTGTCCAAACTGTAGCTGCCTCAGTTAACCGAGCATAAACTCTCTGCCCGCCAGCATCTTCAATTGCTGTAAGAGTCGAGGCATTAACGATTGAGATCTTATTGTATGGCGCTGTGGTTATGACACCAATGTTTGAAGTTCCACCACCTGGAGATTCTCCAGAAAAATTTGAGCTAACATTGAACGTGGTTCCGCTAGCTGCAGTTATTGTTTTTGACTGAAACTCTGCAAAATAATTATTAAATCCTGCAAGGTTTCCTGCTGCTATTTTTGGACCGTTTCCAGATGTGCCATCATGATTGTGACCAGTGGTCTCATGAAACTCTTCATCTAATCGAACAATGCTTTCTTTATAAGACTCGCCATCAACAATGACTTCATTGCTTGAGTATAGATTAGCATTAGCATCATTCTCGCCAGCCATACCAACAGCATCAAAGATATCGTTAATATCCTTCTGAGTATCATTAAGCGTTGGCGAACCAGAATTTAGAAGAGCAATCTTTCCGGTGGTAGATGTATCTGATGTGCGGGACATCAGCTTCGAATTTGTGTAAGCCGCATTAACCGGATTTGTGTCGACTACTGCCATGTCTACTCCACCAATCTAAAGGTCAAAAGACCTGTGCTATAATATCCTACAAATCCTTGCTGAGTTTTTTCTCTAAGTCGATACCCAAGACCAAGATTGTTCGATTGCGTTCTTTCAATTTGAATTGTATAGAACGTACTTGAATCATCTCTATCTGGCATAAACTCAATGTTTGCTTTTTGAATTACCTCAGCCATAAATGATCTTGCATTCTCAACACCACTTAAGTCTTGCTCGATATATTGCTCATCAGATCTTGGATCATTGTTGATGAAATCAATTGTAAACTCTATGAATGATTCAAGACCATACTTCACAACCTCGATGACTCCGGCCGCCGATTTATTTATCGAGCCATCAACGGCCTGTTCATTGTCCTCTGGCGCAAGGTAATCCAATAGATAGAATTGCGGCCTGTATTGATACCCCGAAGGGTTAGAAAATGTGTATGAAGATGCCCCCGAAACATCGCCGCCGGTCATGCCAAGGACATCATAGATAGGATTCTCTGCGTGTGAACCAGTTGATTTCAAAATGCTAAATGTTCCAGTCGCTGAAATAGTTATGATTCTAGTCGAGCGATTGAATGAACATGTGTATGTCAAAGCACCTGCTGAGTTAAGAGCGCGAGTTACCTCGGCACAAAACTGAGTTGGTGAATAGTAGTTTGGCACAAGAATTGCGGTTAACTCTGGACCGCCTTCACTAAAGTCAATGTAAATGCCATCCGTTGTAACAAGCTGCCCGAAGTAGAATGAAGATCTTGTGTGTAAAGCCATTAAGCTAATACTCCCCTTCGAACCTTAACTCCTTGAGAGTCAAATGCCGAGTTGATGAGATCGACGATGCGTCTACCTGCAGACTCATCACCGAGAATGTCGCCTTCGAAGTTGACCACAATTTCAGTCTGAGGTCCTCTCTCTTCAGTCGGCTCATTGTCTGTCGCTAATCCTGGTGCTGTTCCAACTCCAGACTCGGCAAACGTCGCACCACCAGCGCCCCCTGCAGCATCAACACCACCTGTTGAATTTCCAGACAAACCTTGAAGCGCACCACCCAGTACAGTCAAGCCAATACCTGCAGCAATTGCAGCACCACCAGACAGACCAAGCAAAGCAGTCGTTCCACTTAAGCCAGCACCAACCAAGATAAAGAATTGTCCGAGTTGAATAGCAAGGCCTCCGATAGAGTTTAGAACTGACTTTCCAAAATCCTCCATTGCATTACCGCCAGTTGCAAGTGATCTACCTAAAGTAGAAAATGCAGCTGACATTCCATTTACAACAGCACTGTTGATTGTCTTAGCGAGATCACCAAAAGTGACCTTGATGTTATTCGCTTCGATTCTCATCGCCGCGCCAACAGTCGTTAAGTGATTTCCAAGTCCTTCAATTGCAGCATCTGTTTCAAGAGCCGCTGCAGTGATAGGACCGAATGGATTCTGGTTAAGCTGTTCTAGTTTTTGTTGTTCTAGAAAAAGCTTAGCCGCTGCTTCAGCTGCCTTTTCATTAGCAATCCGAAGCTGTTCTTTTTTGTCTATGTCTGCTCGGTCGCCAATGCTTGCGGCGGCCGCCGCTTCTTGTTCAATCAATTTCTTTTGAAGCTCAACTGTTCTATCAATCTCAGCATTCCACTGCTTCATGATAGCGACGTTTCCAGGTAAATCAGCGCCAGCTTTTCTGCTTAGCTCAATGATCTGCTCTTGGATTGTCTTAATCTTCTCTGCGGCTTGAGCAGATGTTTCAATTGCTTTTGGGTTTAATGCATTAGCTACACCAGAGACTGCATCAGCAGCAAGTCTTGTGATACCAGCAAAGATACCACCAAAAGCTTGATTAGCCCTGACACCAATTGCATCAATCAAATCATCAAATGCAACTTTCAACTGAGTGAACGCAGTCTTAACCGGAGCAAGGCCAGCGCCTGAGTTAGCGAACTGAGCGTTAAGCCTTCCGGTAACCTCTTCAAGCAATGCCGTTTGTCTTACTTGTTCTGTGATGTTTTTATCAGCGACGCCAATACTGTCAGCATACTTCTTGATGACCTCATCAGCTTTAATGAAGACGCCGATCTGTTGAAGTGCTCTTGTGTTGCCTGTAAGGATGGCTCTATTTAATGCCTCAAACACCTCACCAACATCACGACCAGTTGCTACACCAATGTTTCTTGCGGTCTCTAAGATCTGAGGTAGCCTTGCTGCATTTGTTCCAAGCTCTGCAAATGTCGCTGCAGATGTGTCTAAGATTCTTTCTAGATCAACCAAACCACCTGCCGCTTGCTCTAATCCTTGTCGTATCTGAGGACCAAAAAGACCTGCGTTTGCAGCGAACCTGTCAAACTGACCAGTGACCCTTTGAACCTCTTCACCAATTAAAGTGAACTTGAAGGCTTGCTGAATTGCTATTCCTGCGGCTACAGCAGCGGCAGAGATCACAACCATTCGGCTTGATACGGTGACGCCAATTCTTTCAAATGCAGATGTAATTGGGGAGGTGAGATTGTCAGCTAGTTTCTTGCCGGAAATCTCTGTGTTCTTTGAAACGTCTTCAGTTGCTTTTTTTGCTTCTGACTTAACTCTGGCAAAGCCCTGCTTTATCGAGCCATCATCTAGAACTATCTCAATTACTAACTGATTTTCTGAAGCCATAGACAAAAGGCTAACGGTTTCTCATAGCCTCTGCCAACTCCTTAGTGCTAACACGCCGGACGTTTTTCGAATAATTCGCTGGGTACGCTTGCTTGTGAATCTCTTTCCAGCGCTTTGATCTATCCTGATCCTTCATGTTTGGATAACAAGCTGTACTAAAGCCGAGAAGTATTTCTTGAGCCTCAAGCATTCTCATTGCGCGTGTGTACTGCTCAAAGTCTTCTAGATCTAATTGATTTATTTCATCAGGCGACCAACCGTAGAACCTTGCAAGCTTTGCCTTGATAAGGAAGCGGTCGGTTAATTCTTTTTTTTTGGTGATAACCAGAGAGTGATCAAATCAAGAGCAGACTCAGAGTCGAACTCACTGAAGAAAACTTCTTTAGGTAAGCCATGCTTTGCCATCACTTCGGCATAAAACTGCATGGCCTTACCTGGTTCAATTCCTTTAAGGCCTTCCTCTAATTGCTCATGCTCTAAGATCGATAAGCAGGCTAATTCATAAACCTGCTCACCGACTGACACCTTCAACTTTTTCTTGCTTGCCTTAAAGTCCATTCATTCCTTTTCTAGACGCTAGGGATAGAAGCTGCGTCACCATAAGACCACAAGTTAACTTGAGAAGTCTTAGTAGTGTCAAGGTAGCCCATCGCTTCAATTGGCAAAACCAATTCATTCTCAGAAGAGAAAGTGATCTCACCCAGTTTCAAGCGTGCTTTATGGATTGAGAAATCCTCTGCAGGATTCGCATCAGCAGCAAACTTGGTTGGTCTAAAGATCAAACGAGTCGCCGCTGGCAATGTGCTCTTGTAGAGGTTACTAGAGCCGTAACCAGCAATTGTCTTAGATGCCGCGTCATCAGTTACGATAACTTGTCCATAAAAGCCGATTGCTTGGCGAACTGATTCTTGTGAAGTGTCCTTCAAAGAGAAAGCTGCAGAAACAGTTGAACCTTTGTTGATTTCATCCAACACATAGTCACCAGTTTGTGGAGCTACAACTTCGAGAGTTGACTCTTCAATTGTGAATGTAGTGTCGCCATCAGTAGATCCCATGTCCGCTTGCACTGAGCCGTACTCAGTCACAACAATTGTGAACAAAGTTTTAGAAGCAGTCGCCAGAGCATCACGCGCAGGATAAGCATATCCATTTGCAGTGAATGTAGTCTCCATGTGATCGCCTGAAGCAGTCGCAGTACCGATATGCCCAAGAGCATTCAGAACAGCTGCAGTCGCAGTCGCAACAGCCGCAGCGGTCGCATTTGTGGCGATGTCTACCATGTGACCTGTGGCGTTTGGAACCGCGGGATCTACTCCGCCGGAACCTCCAACTTGATACCATACATAGTGCTTCGCGAATGTTACCGGCTCATGATAGACCCAGTATTTATTCTCGAGTGAACCTGATACATCTGCTTTAAAGGTGGTACAGAACTTTTGAACTCTGTCTTCACCAAGAAGGATGTTCACCACACCTAAATTATAAGTTTGCGTGTTACAAGCCATTGCTCAACCTCCTTGTTGGTTTATGGCATTAATTTAAAAACAAACTGAAACTCTAACCTCAAATCTCATTTCTAGTTTTATCACGTTATCATTTAAGTCTTCATCAAGAGGCACAGGCCTCATGCTGGCAAGCTCAACCCTCTGCACATCAGATCCGTAATTTGCAGGATTGCAAAGCTGTACTACAATATCCTCACCCCTAGAAACCGCTCGGTCAATGTTGGTCTTCACATCACGGTATCCATTAAAGAAGACATCAACCGTATAGCTCACATTAAAGCCATGATCTAAAGCTCCAAGCTGACTTCCTGAGATCTCTTCAATGTTGTGCTGATAAGACTCCTCTACTAATGTCGAGGGAATGTTGTCAGAAGGAAAACCATCGGTCCACTCATAAAGACCGAGTGAGTTTAAGCCAGATCTAAAGTAAGGCTTAATGAGAGTAATGCTCATCTTCTCACCATGGTAAATGAGCGCATGTCTTGAGAGTCTTCGTTAACACCATCGTCGGTTTGATTGTCGTTGAAGTCAGCTTGAATGCGTCCTCGGTTCTTAGCTGCCTGAACAAGCTCAGCGTATGAATCAGCTTTGAACCTAAAGATGTCATCTGGTTTGTTTGAAAGATCCTCAAAGATCAATTGCAAAGTCCAGTAAGCAGATAGTTGGCGAACATCATTAGTCACCGAGAAGTCAGCCTTCGTCAAACGAGTGCCGTCTTGCTTCCAAACTCTGATTGAATCAAGCCAGTCCAAGATCAACACTTGTGCTTTTCTGTGCACATTAAGCCATGAGTTTCGTCCTTGAGGCACCCACTTCATGATCTGATTTTCATAACCAATTAAGTCTTTATCGCTAGACCAAAGCGCATCTGTCGCAGCACTGACTACAACAATTGTGCTTGAGTAAGTTGTGGTTGTACCTGCAGTCACTTCAACTTGAACAACCTTTGTCCCAGCTGTTGCATACTGCCAATCAAGATACCAGTTGCTTGAGTTAAGCGGCGCGCCGCCTGTCACATCAACAAAACCATTGCCAGCTTCAGGCTCGATACGAACCATTGTGATAGCAACATTGTCTTTAGAGACAAAAGTCTTGGTCGCATTAAGCCTGGTCTTGTCGTTTACTTGAACAAGCTCTTCAATTTCTAAGTTTGGAAAGATCATTCAAATACCTCCGAAGCACCATTCTCAATGTCTTTAAGTGAGAGCCAATCAGGAAACTCATTCCACTTCTTATCGAAGAACCTAGTCATCCAAAGCCCAACAGCTTCTGTGCAAATTAAAGCTTTAGACCCATCGAACTCTCTGCCTGAGACTAGATTCTGAACCTTCTTAGAAGAAATGGTAAGTCCAATTGTTACTAAATGCCAAAGAGAATATGTCTTTCCGATGACGGCATCGACAAACCAAGACTCCATTTCTTCGGCTAGTTCTGAGCTTACAGCCTTTTCCCATTGCTTAGTGATGCGATACTTTTTAAGCCAGTCCGCTTTTTTGATCACACGAGCTTCAGGCCAGACAGACTCGTACACAAGACCATCAATCTCTACAGCGCAATGAGAGAATGGAACTCCCTCCCAAGCCATTAAGATCTTAGATCCTACCGCCCACCACTCTCTTCTGTGCGCTAACAAAACTCTTGTTGTTACCATCATGGTGCCTTGAAAAATTCTAGCATGATCGACATCTGATGCTGAAGCCCTGCGTTGTGTTTGCAAATGAATCGAAACTTATTTGAACCAATACCGCTATTGTATGAAACAAGCTTTGATGTCTTGCCATCAGTGTCAGCGCCATTGCCATCGCCCAAAAGCTTGAGATTTATTCCGCCTTGTCCGAATACAATCTGACCACCATATATTGCAGGAATGTCTGGAGCAGCTACAACCCAAAGCCTTAAATCACTTGCTGATTTCTGATTTTGAAAGATCTTCGCCCCAAAAATTTCATAGTCATGTGTTGGCATAAAGTCCACAACAGTAGTGACAATGGTCCCTTCATCGGCTGGATCTGTGACCTCTGTGCCTCCAGCATTGTAGAATTTAATGGTCGAGAAACCTAAGCTTTCTTCTGCGAAAGTAGAGAGATTGATTTTCTTGTTATATAAAGAACCAATTTTAGCAGTTTGCCATTCAACCCAATGTGGTTGATAGTGCCATCCATCAACTGTCGCAGCACCACGATTTATCTTTCTACCAGATGCATCCCTTTGCTCAAGAAAGTCCTCAACGGCTTCCCAAGCCTCATCGCCTTGATACTCTCTAACATCATCAGAAACAATAACAAGTCCAGAATCCAAATCATGGTTGAACTGAGCGTCTTTCCATAGCGTTGCAAATTGTGTATTCGTCAACGAGACAAAAGACGTTGTGATTGTGACACCTGAGTAGGTAGAATTTGAATCTGTTTTCTTAGCCTTCAATGGCATCACTTACTCCGTTGTAAATATCAATCTTAAGTTAAAAGCACCAGCCGTTGAGTTTGTAGCAAATCGAACATGAACACCTTGATTTTGTCTAATCACCAAACCTTTTCCATTTGGTGTCTGCTTCCAAAATGGTTCTGTGTTCTGAAAACCATGATCGCTTGCTTCAACGTCTAGTGTTCCAGTTCCCCATTCATCTGTAGACCATTTTCCTGTCCTAAGAAGAGTTGTCTCTGTCGCTATTGTCGCTCCGGTTGCCGCAGTAATTCCGGCAGGCAAACTGTCTGTGGTATCAAAAGACGCTGGAGTTATGGCAGTTCCTCCAGAAAAGCTTGCGATTCTATGCACTCTAAATTCACCAGCAATACCTGTCACAGCAGTGGTTTGATCATTAATGATCCAAATTTCTCTCAAAGTTAATTTACTTGTACCGGTGTTTTGAATCGCGACCATAGACTTATTGTTACCAACAACAATGTTTTCCGCCGTCACAGAAAAGGTTGGTAATTCAAACGGCACCTGCCTTACAACTAAACCTTGAGCCGCAGATCCTGGAGGCGATGTTGTAACATTTAGATTTGCAAGCACGGCCGCCAGAGTTGTTTGAGTCGCTGCCCCAGTTGGCAAAACACTTGCCGTCACATTAGAATTTAAAGAAGATCCAGAATTTCCGATCATAGTGCCATCGGTGCCACCCTTGATCTTAAGCCATCCTTGAACCTGTGAAAGAATCCCGAACATCAAGTCACCTCTACCTTAGTCAATAGATCAGCGGTGTATGTGTAAGCAATAGACTCTGTGCTAACAGCAGTCACACCATCTGGACCGTAGTAAGTGTTTACTTGAGTCGAAACATTGTCACCCGAATAAGTAAAGTCAGCCTTGCTTATACGGTTGGCATTAACTTGAGTGAGTGAATTGTAGTACTCAATTGATGAGATTAGATCTCCTGAATAAGTAGGCTTTGAGCTTCTAATTAACGATACAATAGAGTCGGGGAGAATTACCTCCCCAACCCTAATGCCGTTTTCAGTTTCAAAAGCCTTCGTTAGATCAACCGCCATTTACCATCCTACAATACTGATTTAACAACTTCGATTCTGCGAGCAGTGACAGTCACACCAGCTGATGAGCTTGCTGCGCGAAGTCTCATGTCAGCCCCTGAGATATCAACAGACAATGTTAAGTTAAAGTTAGCCCCTACTTTCAAAAGAGAGTAGGCGGTGTCATCAACTAAAGTTCCATTGTTCAAAGCAAAGATTTCAAATGCTTTTCTGTTCGCGGGTGTTGCTTCCTCAAAAGCTTCAACAAGCCATTTGCAGGCTTTAACAGTTGCGTGAGGAACAGAGTCAACAGTGGTTGCCGCCGTGATTCCAGTTGCCTGAACACCGCGCATCTGCTCCAAAAGAACTTCAATGCGTTGAAACAATTGCTTAGAAGTCTGATTGTCTGCAAGAGAACTTCCTGTGAATGTGCCGAAGCTTGTAGCGTTCTCAGCTACACCCGAAAGAGTGATCAGGTCGTTTACATTCTGATCGACTTCCTCATGTGCCGTTTCTAAAGCTTGAAGCGCAGCTTTGATTGTTGAAGAATCTGGGATTGTTGCTCCGGTGAAAGTACCAAGATCAACAGAGTTTTCTGTAACACCGCTAAGAGTGATCAAATCATTTACGTTTTGATCAACCTCTTCATGCGCGGTTTCTAATGCCTGCAATGCTTGCTTGATTGTTTGAGAATCTGGAATAGTTGCGCCGGTAAAAGTGCCGAGACTTGTTGAACCCTGAGCAACGCCGGAAAGAGAAATCAAGTCTTGCTGATTTCCATCCAATTTCTCGATTGCAGAATTAACTGTATCAGCTGAAGAAATAGATCCATTCTGTGCAGCATAGCCAGCCGCCATGTTGATGCCATCAGCAAAATTCCAGTTAACATCTGAAATCTTGATCATCACTGTGCCGTTGAAGTTTACAATCGCTTCGCCCTCTTGAGCTGCAGGGCTGTCCGGCAAGTAATGTTTTGCGACGAATGTGTCGTTAGAAACCAAAGGTGAAGATGCAACAGCATATGTTACGTTGTTTCCTGCCACGTTGGTGATCTCTAAAAGAACAGGTGTGCCGTTTGCTCCAGAGATAATATATTTTCCGACAACATAGTCACCGATTGGAACTGCAGAACCTTCATCATCAGAGAAGGGACTTGCAACCATGTCTCGTGTGCCAGCTCCTTGAACGGCATTGGTAACAAGAACAAGACTCTCAGGACGCCATGTTCCGATGGTCGCAGACGTTGCACCATTTAGCTGGTAGTCAGATGAGTTTCCAGCATTTGCGATTTTTTGGTAAAGTTCGCCGGTGCCAGATCTAACATACAATGAACCGATTGGAGCAGAGCTCTGATCTCCAAGACCGTCTGGAGCCGCTGTGCCGGATAGAATATCAATTAACTCATTGCCATTTTCTGCAAATAATCTGACACCTTTTTCGATGCCATGTAAAACTCGAGCCATATTTAACCCCCTAGTTTATATCAACATGCGTTTCATTTTATACGAAACCGCCGTTGCTTCGTTGTTAGTTACGCTCAAAATAATATCAGGGCCTGAAATATTCGCAACAACCGATGCCGATAGATTACCCATTCGAGCGTAAATACTATCTGTTAGTCCAGTGCTCTTCTTCGTAATGTTCATGTCGAAGCTTTTATTTTTAGTTAGATCTGCAAAGTACAGCTCAAAACTAACCCTGCATCCAGTGAAGTTCGCATCATCATCAATCTTAATGTTTGTCGACGCAGCTGGAGCAATTGTGCCGGTGTACAGAGTGAATTCGGCATCGTTAACGCGATCTAATCCAATCTTTAGTAAAGGATTAAATTTAAAACTCAAACGATCCTCCGCACCTCAGAAAGAACATTCTTTGTTGAGTCGGTGTAGTCAACCTGCAAGGTTAACACAACGGTCAAGTCCTTTCTGAACTCATAAGTCTCTCTAGTTGCAGTTGGATAGTTTGCTTTAATATTATTATCAACAGCCAAAAATGGCCATTCTGAAAGAAGGTTCAAATAAGATATGCCATCTAAAGAAGTTGTTAGCAGTTCGCCATTTGCGCCTACTGCTGTCACTCTCTGATGAGCTTCGGCCGTGTCTGTTTTCTCATATGTCCAATACTCTAATTGATGTCTTGTCTCAGCCATCTTCTTGGCCTCCTACTTTAGACCCCATCTGAGCATCGAACTCTTGCATGAAAGATACCTCTTCGTAAAACCATGCAATCCAGTCAGTACCATCAAAAACTATTTGGAAATAATTAACCTGCGCACCGAGTCTGATGTTGTTACGAAGCATAAGGCGGCGGAGCCCAATCGGACTCCCCGCCTTAATATAATTTGGGATTCTGGAAAGTTTAGCTTCCAAACCCTAACCTCAATTACATTTCTACGATCAATGGAGATTGTGTCGCGCCTTTTCCAAGCTGACCCAATTGCAAAGCTGACAAGCCAAACAATTGATCCAAAACAGCTTGAACCGATCCAACACCGTATTGGTTGGCTGGGTTTTCGCCGTAAGCTGGAGCACGTTGCATCGCGATTCCAACTGCATCTTTGTCATACATAAATGCTTTACCAGCGGCAACGCCCTGGTGAACAAGTACGTTTACGCCATAGATGCGACCGATTTGGCCTGAAGGAATGTTGCTTGATCCGTAAGCGTCAGCGCGAACGAAGTCGTTGATTGCAAGCATTGCCTTCTCTTGGTCTGGACCAACCAACAAGAACAACTGATCCATTTTCGCAAAGTTCTTTAAAAGCTCTTCGCGCATGTCGAGGATCAATGGTTGAGTGATTGGAGCTGCACCAACGTCTAAGCCAGCTGCCGCATCAAGTACTGCGATGATTTGTTCATCGATGTATCGAGCGTGTGAGCTTGCTGCACGTTGAATGTACAACTGCTGTACTGCAGGTGTAGATTGCAATGCATCCATTGAATCGATCAACCAGCTAACAGTTGCACGCTTATCAAAATTGATGGTGTCGTTTGTAACAACTCCAAGATCTTGAATGGTCGCAGCCGCAGCAGATGCGCGGTTTTCAACAGTGAAAGATCCAAACTTAGGCAACGCAACAGAACGCGAACCAGGCGCCGCAAGAGCACTGAAGTCCGTAACTGTAGGCATAAGTTTAGATTGAAATTTAAGCTCTCGTTGAACGAGTTCAGAAATCAGCTGGGCTTTTGCCAAGACTAATTCTGTATTACCAGTAACTGCCATTTGAACACTCCTTGTTCGTTAGTTTATTTAAGTTTTCCCCAAGCATCCAAGATCTCGTCCTTTGACATCTTAGACAAATCAATTCCGTTAGAGACTTT